TAGCATTTAATTGCCTCCTTATTAGCTAGCTTTCATGACAAGCTTAGCGAGTTGCTGTGCATCCTGAACCTTAGCATCGAACTCCATCCAAGCGATGACGCCGTCAGCGTGTTGGTCAGCATATTTTTCACGAAGAACCTGAATGTTCAAGTTTTCGCTGAACTTGGTAGCAAGACCCTTCAAGTTGCCGTAGTAAACGGTCGTTGCGCCAGCGGCGATGTTTGGCATGTTGTCGGATACATAAACTGGCTTGCCAAGAATGCTCTGGCCGAATGGGAGAGAGATATCATCTTGGAGCATGTAGCGGCCGTAGTTGTCTTTCAACTGGCGGATGGCTGTACGAGTAGATGGACTCATGATCCAGATAGCACCGTCTTGGAAGTCGTCCTTGATAGTGTCATGTAGCTGGATAAGTTCGTTAGTCGTAATGGCGTTTGTAGCTGCAGTGGTAACGGTCTGGGTGACACCAGAGAGACCAGCGACCTTGCCAGAAGTACCAATCAAGAGTTCGTGTTCAATGAAGCGCTTGATAGAGTAGGCCATTTGATCAACGATGTAGTCAACAATTGGGAAGTCCACATTGTTGATGAGCGAGCGAGAGACGAGGCTCAATGCGCCAGCTACATAGCCAGTAAGATCGATGCTGGTGAATTTACCAGAGTTTGCAGAAAGAGCAGTGAACTCAGTACCCTGATAGGCGACATTAATGTAATTGGTTGAATCTTCGCCGTAGTAAGGGATAGAGAGAGTGCCTTTTGCGTTGTATTTTTCAGAGCGTTCGAGCACTGGGCAGATATCGTAAATCTTGCGGATAATGCGCTTAGCAATGGTCTTTGGCACGATAGCGCCGTTGCCACTCTTTGAGAGTGGGGTTAGATCGTCACGAGTTTCGATGTCAGCGGCATAGCCACGAACAAAAGCCTCGAATGAACGAGCTTCTTTGATTTCTACTTCTTTGTCGCCGTCTGCTTCGACTTCGACTTCTGGTTTTGGAGCTTCTTTGTCAATCTCCATTTCTTTGACCTCCTTTACAAGTCCAAGTTGTTCTTTTATTTTACGGACATCGTCACGAATCTCAGCAAGCTCTGCCGCTTCGTCTTCAGTCAACTCACGAGTTTCTGCCTCAGCTTTGTTGACGAGAGTTTCGGCACGAGTAATGAGCTCGTTCTTGTTTTCCGTTAGTTGTTTGATTATCGACATGACTAGTTTTCCTCCTTCATTTCCTTAATCATGTTTCTATATTTAGAATAGTCGATTTCGTCAGGTTTTTCCACAGAGTTTTCCACAGGTTTATCCACAGGAGCTTCTGTGCTTTCTTGACTAGTCGGCTCTTCTACTGTTTCAGTTTCGTTGACATCTTGCGAGCGAATGTCAACTGTTTCGGCGTTTTCCTTTACATCTTCTTCTGGTTTTTCCTCGCCACCTCCTTCTTCTTCGGTTATTACATCGTCGATGAAGTCCTCGCCACGATAGTGAACTTGCTCTTCGCCGTCAATAGACCTTGTCGAAATAAGAGTGCCGTTGTAGGCTGGCTTCATTGAGCGGTCGAGAATAGACACTTCGTAGAGATTAAGGTCTCGAACCTCACGAAGAGGCATACCCCTTTCGACCGAGTTTTCTACATCCTTATCGGTGAAGCCGAAAGACCAGCCAACTAGATCGCCTTTGCGAGCCTTGTCCACAACCTCTGCATCCGTAATGGTCGCACGAGCATGAAGGCCAATATTGTCTTCGTTTAGTTCTAGGTTGCCTTCCTTTGTTGAGCCTAAGTCTCTATCCCAATTGTGATTGAGCAAGATATGGACATCGTCGTTTCTCTTTAGCGCTTTCTTAAACGCCCCTGCGCAGATGCGCTCGATAAAGCGGCCGATGCGCTCGCTAAGTAGCGGCTTGCTGGCTCGTTCGACGGCGTTGACATAGCCTTCTATCTCTACGCTGTCGCCCCTGATTTTAATTTTCGTACTCATTATGCCTCCTTCCTACATGACATTTCCGTCAGCTTTAACTTCATTGTAAGCCTCGTGATTAAGAATCTCTTGCTCCAAATGCTGCTCTTCTTTTTCGGCATCTTGCTGCTCTGGGTTAGCGCCGTCGCTTGGGTCAGTTACAGAGTCAGTGTTCGGCGTGTAATACTTGTGCGTATTGACATCGTAAAGCACCGAAGCCAAGCCGACATTGATAACATCCATGCCATCGATGTGATTCAAGTTCTCTGCTCTACGGATCTCATTGATGGTTAAGAAGCCAGTCTCTTTGGCAAGCTTGTAGGCCTCGTAGCGCTCTTTAATGTTAACTCGCAATGCTTCCTTCACATCAAACTCGAAGAACATATTCTTCTTTTCTTTTTCAAGAAGCAAATCACGATTGAGCGCCGTTTCGAAGGCCTTAATTATTGGATAGATAGCTTCCTTAAAGGTGCGGTAGTAATCATTGTCGTAAATGTGGAAGATGTTCTTAATTTCGTCAGTAAGCGTCTTTTTATTCTGGTCAAGTTGCATATCGACACTACTTTCGGATGCCTCTTTGAACTCAAGGCCTTTGTTGAGCATCACGATATTATCCGAGTCGAGTCTGCGCAGGTTGTTCCATGCTCTCTTGAGCGTATTTATTTCCTCTTGACCTAGACGATGATCAGAAGTCAAGAATCCCTTTTTGCTGCCGCCGCTTTTGGCCTGAGATAGCTGGTAAGCCATCGTAGTAAAGGCCGTCTCTAGTGCTTTCGATACTTCGTCCGTTAATCCGACCCCAGATGCGCCGTCTTTGGTTTTGCGCAATAACTTAATGAACTCATGAAGGTCGTACTCGTTGTCATAGACCATAAGTTTGCGCTCTTTGAAGATTGGGTTGGCGTTAATCAAGACGGAGACATATAAGTCCTGCACATAAAAGAGGCCAGTGACATCGTTGCGGCTTCGCTGAATGTAGGCATAGCCACCACGACCCATTAGGTAGTCCTCGACCATTGCTTTCTTCATCTGGAAGCCGTCAAGAGTATCGCCAGTGTCGCCGTTCAGCATGCGGACACGAGGGTCATCGTCTCTGCGCTCCACCGAGCCGTCTCTATACTTGTATAGTTTAACTGGCATTGAAGCGATCGTATTGGAGATAAAGTCTACTGCTCCGCTAACTGCTGGAATCGTCATGGCATTCTCACGAGTAATCGGCTCATTTGAAAGAAGTGCCTTTAATAAAACATCGTCTACTTCTGGCTGGGTCAAAGCTGGCTCAGCAGCAGCCGCTTCGTTGTTGCCATCGTCTCTTTTCCAAAAGTTGAATATTGACATTTTCTAAATCGTCCTTATTTCTTAATTTTATTGTAGCAAGTTTTTGCACATTTCCACAGAGTTTTCCACATTTAGAAGACTTGGACGACAAAGTCCATTTGGCCAAGAAATGCGTCTTGCTCTAGCAGGTATACGGCGTTGATTAGGGATACCACCATATCGACCTTGCCTACCGATTTCTTTTTGTGGACATAAGTGTTCTTGTTCGTGTCATAGGTACACTTTGCGTTCTGGAAGTTAATCTCCAGAAGCTTGTTCTCCTCGTATTGGAACTCTTTTGAGAGTATTTTCTCTTTAAGAAGCTTTGTTGGCGGATGTAAGGTTGCGGAATGCTGGCGGATCTCAACCATGTTGTAGCCAGCGGCCTCTAGCTTTTGCGCCGTAGAGAGAGCGTTCCAGCGGTCGTAGCCTATGGCTTGCACTTGAACGCCAAACTTCTCTTCGATACCGAGAATAAAGTTTTCCACATACTTGTAGTCAACAACTCTGTCGCCACAAGCCATGACTTTTCCGCTTTTCAGCAGCTCTCGATAGTCTACTCGCTCTGTTGAAGACTTTTCCTCAATGCGCCCCTCTGGTATGAATGCGAAGCTCTCCGCTAGGATCTCGTTGTTTTCATCTACGGCAACCATTGATACGCTCGTGTTATCGTTCGTTTCAGATAAGTCTAGGCCGAGATAGACCACTTTGCCTTTCCAGTCGATATGAGCAACCTTACAGGCTTGCACGTCCTTTACATCGATGTATGTTTCTGTTCCAACGCCCTGATAGACGATATTGCAGTGCTTCGTCACGAAGTTTTCTCGTGCGTTCTCGACCGCAATGGCGTACGAACGCTTTTTTATTAGGTCTTCCCATATCTCAGGTATTTCGAGCGCCACAGGGTTCGCTTGCTTAAGGATCAGGTCGTTCGTTTCCCAGTTTTTTGTGTCATCTGGCTCGTATAGGAGCGAGAAGCGAGTTTCGTCTTTCTCAATGCCGTCCAGAACCTGTTTCGAGTACTTTACTTCGTCTTCGAATGGGTTGTCGATAGTTGGATACTTTGTCGAGATAATAAAGCCCAGCTTGTTCAGGATATTCAACTGGCCAGAGCGCATGGCGTTGATGGCGTAGCTGTTTGGCAATGCTCCGACCTCATCTGCGATGAACGCACTTGGGAGACGGCCATCCATGCGGCTCGTGCTATATGCGAGCGGCGTGTACTTTACCTGAGTCGGCTTGAAGAGAATATAGTCTCGCAGGATCTTGAACCGTTTCGTGTCTTTGCATTCGTAGACCAGTGGGCTTGACTTGATCGTTTCGGCAATCGCCTCTCGGATTTCCCTAGAGAGTGCGCCGTCTGGAGCGACCGAGTAGAATTGCGAGAACTTCGGCTCTGTTAAGAACAGCAAAATGAAGATTGTTGCGATCGTATAGGTCTTGAAGTTTTTTCGGCATATCTCTAGCACCCCAGCTTCGTAGCGGCGCTTGTTAGGGTTGTCTCGATAGACGGTACATAGAATAGCCGTATAGAAGAGCCATTGGTAGCCCATTGTGCATTCGTAGAGTGTCTTGCCAGCCTTGAGGCCTTTCGGCATTATTAAGATTTTAAGTATGTTCTCTAGCTGTTTGAGCTTTTTGCCGTCTATAACATATTTTTTGTTTTTCCCCTCACAGACTCGCATGAACTCCTTCATTTGGAGCTTGACATATTTGGGAGTTGTTTTTTGCTGGAGCGACTTCTTGCAGAACTGATATGCTTGGCAATCAGTCAGCTTCCTCATAGTCGTCACCGCCGTTTATAGCTGCCATTAGGCCATCACGCTCTTTATCGTCTTCGCCGTCTCCAACGCCGAAGTTGCGCAAGATGCGCATCAGGGTAGAGACCGTCTTATTTGCACTATCAGTAGTGCGGTTGTACTCCGCAATCGCTGGATTCGAGTAAAGATTCTTGCGACCTTTTACATATTCCTTTGAGACCAGCATGCCTTCTTCTTTCATGGTACTTTCTAGCTTTGTCAAAATGTTAAGTTGAACTTGATATCTTTTGAAAGTTGTTATGAAGAAGAAGTTTGATTGGACTCCAGACTCTTCGGCGATGCGTATAATCTCTTGCGCTTGCTCATTTAATGTCTTAGCCATCTATTGCTCCTTTCTAGAAGAGACCCCACTCTGCTAATTTCTCGAAGCCACCGAGTTCTGCGATATATTCCGCCGCCATTTGAACCACCTCATCGTATGGCATGCGAGCTTTCTCGCCATCCTCTCGCCTAAACTCCACCGCAGAATCGCCTATGGCGCACAACGCCTCGATTGGCAGCCCTGTTTCTTGCGCCATCAGATGGCATGCAATATTCACGGCCACATCAGCCTTGCTCAGGTCTTTCCCATGAAGGCCGCCGCCAGTAACTGCCCTGCCCATATCTGAGCCGAGCTTGCGGTTCGTTGCGCCAGTGTCTACATTCGTACCGCCAGTCCATTCGCCGAGTGGGTTGATGGCTAGTTGCGGAACATGGCCAAGCCCTGCGGTTGTTTCTTTTAGGATCTGAAGCTCTGTTGCGTTGCTCTGGCAAATAATAAGCTTGTCTGACGCTTCATCATAGATGAACTTGCCGTCTGTTGGGAACTTCTCGTAAAGCATTCTTGTGTATGCGCTGAGTGTTTTCTCTTCTTTGTTCGTTGGCACACCCTTGAAGATGCCGTTATCGCCACAGCGGATTTCTTTGCTTTGGTTCTCGGCAAGGTGCGCATCCTGCGGAACTTCTTGATAGTCAATCTCGCCACGATCTGGAGCGATTCGGCTTACGATGTCTTCGATTTCGTCGTCCTCGAAGTGGACGCTCGTTTCTGTGATAATGTGGCAGTTGCCATGTCCTATAAGCACCTCTACGGCGATTTTTGGGTTGTCCTGCTTGTTATATGCAAGGTCGACCAACGCTCCTGCGATACGATCTGCTACTTTGTCTGGGTGGCTTGGGTTTACTTTCTCAATCATTTTATTTCTCCATTTTTACTGCTTTTTTACCTGTGTACGCTTCGTAGCGCTCAATGATCGCATCCACATAGTGCGGATCGAACTCCATCATGCGGCATTTGCGCCCTAGCTGCTCGCATGCAATGAGCGTTGAGCCGCTCCCTCCGAATAAGTCGAGAACTAGTTCGCCTTTCTTCGAGCTGTTCTTGATTAGTTGCCCAATTAGTCCTAGCGGCTTCATCGTCGGATGCAAGTCGTTCTTCTTTGGCTTGTTTTCTTTTATCACAGTTGTCGGCATGCCTGATTCGTATATATTCTTGAGCAGCTTCGTGGCCTCTTCGAGAGTGAGGCTATCAAAATCAATGGGCTTCTGCTCAATCACAGTGTCTTGCGTTCGGTCGTAGACGAAGTAGTGGCCTTCTCCTTCTTTCCATCCGTAAAGGCATGGCTCGTGTCGCCATTGATAGTCTTGGCGGCCGAGATTGAAGGAATTCTTTACCCAGATTAGGCATTGCTTGATCATGAGGCCATTATCTGTGGCCGCAGTTCGGAATGTCACATCTTCGCTGTCGCCATACCAGATATAGAATGCGCCGCCAGCTTTAAGCCACTTGCTTAGATTATTGAACGCCTTGTTCAGGAATGTATTGAACGATAGGCTGTCCATGTTGTCGTTTTCGATAGTCATCCCATCACTATTCGAGACATTCACGTTGTATGGCGGATCAGTCATTACCATATCGGCTTCTGCGCCGTCTTCTAGGCTCATTAGGCGGTCTACATCCTTTGCTTCAGTGCTATCGCCGCACATTAGGTAGTGGTCGCCCAGCTTATATACCTCTCCGAGCTTCGACTTAGCTTCTGGTCTGTCTTCGGAGTCGTCAAGTTCGTAATTGTCTTCTTCTAGCTCTACATTTGATTCGTCGATGTCGCCAAAGCCGAATTCGTCCATGTCAAGGTCGATATCTCCAATCTCTTTTTGCAACATGTCGAGGTCAAAGCCTGTATTCATGGTGAGCTGGTTATGAATCAGCGTATAGGCCTTGCGCTGGTCTTCGTTTAGATGGTCGAGCCGAATTACTGGCACAGTTTTCATGCCAAGTTGCTGGCAAGCGATAAGTCTGCCGTGTCCTTCGACGATAATATTGTCTTTACCCCATACAGCGATTGGATCGTCCATGCCTAGATCGCTAATGGACTTCTTAATCTGGTCTATCTGCTCTTGGGGGTGCAGTTTCGCATTATTCTTGTACGGAGTAAGCGATTCTATGGGCAGATAGCTTATTTCGAGCTTCAAATCTTTCATTTCATTACCTCGATTATGTTGTTAAAGTGACCCTCTCTTGGTTTTTGTTGCGTTTTGGCGCATTTTAGGTCGTTTTTGGGTCTTTTTCTTTTATTTTACGCCCTTTTTCCAAAAAATCATGGGTTTTCATAACTTTTGTGTATGAAGG